GCGCACACACTGATTTGTGTAATTGGGAAGCATGGTGTGAAGCAACGCAACGCACCTTGCCCATTCATGAGGATAATAAAAAAGGGGCTCGATTGCCCCTTTTGACTATGTACGCTGCTTAATCCAAACGAAATCCTTCAAGAGTAACGGGAGGCCCTTGACGAACATGGGGCAATGGAGAGAAACCATCAGGACAACCACTGGCCATGTAGGCATCAGAATCAGTTGATGGAACGGCTAAAAATTCTTTAAGTTCTTCGTACAAAGAAAAGCGTTGCTCCTCTTCTAAAACGCTAATCAATCGCTCCAAGTACCATTGGCACTTCTTCAAATCTTCCAGGCCATTTTTCTGCTCGTAGCGAAACAAATACTTTTGACAGTTGCCTTTCAAGAAGCCTTTGAATGCCTCCTCGCTCATGAAGGCTTTGATGGCATCAATGCTTTCAATGCCACCTTGTTTGTAGTGGTTGGGGGTGATGGGGTCGTTCATGATCACAGGGAAAAGCGAGCGTCTTTTGAAGCAGTGAAAACTTCAGGAGCAATGGGAAAGGCAAGGTGATAAAGAGAATGTGCATAAGCAGAAATCTCTCCTTGGGCGCCTTCCCCAATGCGAAGGTCTATGAAATGAAGCAGCGTTTGCAATGAACACGTCCAAACAAAGCTAGTGTACAGGCATGGAGGCATCACGCCACGAGCCTGCTCCTTGCTCACTCCCATTGCTAGAAGCCCATCATAGGCTTGCCTGCCCTCCTCTATGCCCTTTGAATAGAGAGCGAGGGCTAGTGCTTGATCCTTGGACAGCAGGGGCTCTCCAGAGGCTTGTCGGTTGTTTTTGGACTGGCTGCGAAAATTCTTTGGAATGTAGAATTCCGCCTTATCATCCACTGAACAATAGCGAAAGCTCTTCTCATTCCAGCCAAGTTGATCATCAACATATGTAGAAGCAATTGTATGCTTATACCATTGCCTTGCAATAAACAATGGCGCCTTCACCTTCCACTTAAAAACAACACCACGCAACGGACTGGTGTGATGATTTTGAATGAGATAGTAAAGCAATTTAGCTTCCTTTTCGCTCCACACTTCCGTTTCTTTGTCGAAAGATTGCCGTGCATCATTCACGACTGACAAGCTATTTCCCATTGAATCAATGAGACGCAAATAGCTTTTCCCATCGTCAAGGGGATCTGCTGGTGGATGGTCAACAATTGAATAGGTCATTGGCAAGGCTGCTCGAACTGCCACTTTACCATCGTCATAAGCAACTGGCTAGCATCCTGAGGCCAATTGCTTTGAGACTGGGGCTTTGGCTTGCAGTCCCACACTAGGCCTTTGCGGGGGCACCAGTGCCATTTGGCATGTCCTGTCATGACAGTATCGAAGAGGCCATCAGTGTACCATGCGGCATTTTCGACCAATCCTTTCGGGCTTTCCGAAGCAACCAATTATTTCACTGTCCTCGGCCTTGGCTAGTGTTGTCTTACTTGCTTCAAGCATCATGAAATTCGGCATTCCAGTGGAAAGGGTTTACAATGGCAAGACGCGCATCACTATCATGGGACCATTTGAACACAGCCCACAGCGTGAATTTGCCCTTACTGTAAACAAAAGGGCAATTGCAGAATGCACCGACATGAAGCAATTGAAGGAAGTGGCTGGTAACTTGCTGGTAGGATGGGCCTCCATGCAAACAGCAGTGCAAAGCATGATGCTGGAAAACCTTAAGCTTCGCCAAGCATTAGACAAGCGCGATCTAGATCTTGAAGCGGCTAATGCTCTGCTGATTGAAGCATCAACATTGATTGATCAATATACGCAGCAATTAAGTCAAGCCAAAAAAGGTCTTTGGTCATGGTGGAAGTAAGCAGGAAAATGGTCCAGCCACTGGTGTAAGCAATGTTGTATTTTCGACAGTCTCGTTCATAGCCAGAGCCCGTAACATGCCTTCCGCGCATAAATACTCCGCCTTGTATTTCAATGCCAATACGAGAAGCAGGATGGGCAAAATCTAGGCGATAGCGTTTACTGCGTTTTGATTTGGCATAGCGTTGTTGGTAGTCAACTTCCCATGCTTCAATGTCACTGTACTCTCGTTCAAGCAGCAAAAAAGGACTGCGTTTTTGCCACAGCCCTAGGAAATCATCTTCGAGAGCACTCACTAGCCAACGGCAGGTAGGCTTATCGTAGCAGAGTTTTGGTAGGAGCCAGTGTAAGCTTGCCCAACTTCTTCAATGGAGTGAAGCATCACTTGCACAATACCTTCATTGGCATAGATGAGGGCCGGGAAAGGAGTGGGATTGGAAATGGAAATCGTCAAGCGACCAGCCCAGCCAGGTTCAATGGGCGTCACATTGATGATGATGCCACAACGAGCGTAGGTGCTTTTCCCATCGCACAGCCCAATCACGTTGGATGGCATGGAGATCAGCTCTAAGCTGCGCCCTAGGCCATAGCTGAAGGGAGGCAGACGGAAGAAGCTACTGCCATCTTTACGATTAAGAGCAGCCTGGTACGGAGTGGTGCTATCAAAATTCTTTGGATCAAGCTCAACCTTGGCGCGACCATTCTTTGATGTTTTGTCAACAATCAAAAACTCTTCTTCTGATAGCCGCAAGTCATATCCTGCTTGCGACAGGCCATAGGAGATTGCTTTGGTGCCATTGTCAAGCATGCGGCGCTTTTCGCCAACAAAAGGCATGAACAAATCGTTTTCAGCAAGCTTGCTGATTTGATGATCGACGAGGTGCATGGTAATAAAAGGGAAAGGAAAGGCCCCTCTCGGGGCCAGCACTACGCTCAGAACAAGTCGTCAGAAGCAGTGGTCGTCATGCTAGTCCAAACGCTGGCAAAGCCCTTAGGCCCGTCGCCTTTGTCGCCCTTCAGCTTCACGCTGCCAGTAAAACCAGGAGCGCGATCAGAAGTGGACTTGGTGTTTTCCCAAACTGCCATGTCGAGGCTGTATTTCCCCCGTTCGTTGGGACCAGCTTGCTTGAGGGCATTGAGCAGCTCGGGAGTGAGATCAATTGCTGCAGTGATGGGAGGGCGATTTGCCACGGTGTTTTCCTTGGAGGACGTTGGAGCCCCTGTTCAGGGCTTGCCTAATGTAGCCGTTTCACTGGCCCTTGTCAATGGAAATGACGAACGGCTTGCCACCAGGGTAATAATTCGTAAAGTACCTGCTGGTCTTTTCATTCATGATGGCGGCTTGACAGGCGAGTTCTGCGCTTGACAGCGAGAGTATTTGAGCCTCTTCTCCCTCGCCAGTGTCAGGATCGTGAATAGCAATAGCGCAATGGGCTCCATCAATTTCAATGCCGTACATTTGTTCAATTGCTTGGACATAAGCTCCAAGTTGCATTCTGTAGTCAGCCAGTTGATAATCAGGCTTTGCTTTATATGCTGTCTTCCAATCGAGAAGTACAATCCTTTTGTCTTTCATTACTGCCAGCATGTCAAACGTGCCAGCGTAGCCAATCATCTTGGTTGGACAATAGTAAACAATTGCACTCTCTACGAGAAGAGGAGCTTCAATCGTTTGCAGGAAAGATTCAATGGAATAAAAATAAGGGCAGAATGCTTCGTTTGATTCTAGGTGGTGTTCAATGTCCTCGCCATTCCATAGATCCTCCAGAACGCCATGCAACCAATTGCCACGCTCCACTGCATTACGAGTGCGACGATTGGCTTCGTGATCACCAACGCGCTTGCGCCAATTGATCAATGCCATGATCTTACCCACTGGTGAGCAAGAACTGGCTATGGTCGTAACGGAAGGAAGCACGAGTCCGGCTGGCACCATAGAGAGGCCATCAGGGCTAATGTAATGCCTCCGCTTGTCAATTTGTATGCGGTCGGGCTCGTACCTAGGAAGCTTTAGCATGATGCTTTTTAAGCGCAGATGGAATGCGTTGATTAGTGTCACGATCCCAGGTGATATTACAAGAGGGACAACAATAGGCAAATGTCCTATCTTCCCCCCTAGAATACAAGCCAATCACTTTTGAGAAGAATCCAGGGCCATCATAAAAGCCGTTGTCGATTGACTCCTGGGGAATTGGCTCTCCTTGCCAACTCACTTTACACACTGGACAAGCTTCCATCTTTGTAAAGTCAATTGGTGCTTGCTTTTTCTTGGCCATCGGGAAGGAAGAATTCAAAAGGACTAGAAATTGGTGCGTCGTATTCATCCATGGCAAGTTGGCCCCCAAATGCTTTCGCAAAGGAGGCCGCTGCCAGGTCTACTTTTTTGATGCCACGAAAATCTTCACAGCATCCACGGCTTGATCTTGTCCGTAGAGCTTTTGCTTGATGTTGCTTTCGAGATCTATAATGTTTGCTGAGCGTTCGTTTTGCAGTCGGTCCATTGGAATGCCTGCTACCTTGCTGACCTGTGCCATGATCATGTCT